TGCCGCGAGGGCATTGCCCATCTGGCTGTTAGATGCGTTAGCTCCGTACATGCCCATCGCCTGCTGGTACGCAGGGTTACTGGAGTTAGCCTGTAGCATGTTCTGAGCGTTACTCATCGCACCCATGCCAGCGTCGAAGCCAGCATTGCCAGCACGAGCCATGTCGTCGTCCCGGCCTATGCCGAGGTCCATAGTACCATCAGACCGAATGAAAGATTCAGCTAGCCCTGTGTTGACCCCGTATCCCTTGAAGGAAGAGTCACTCTGTAGCTGACCTGCTAGACTGCCCATCTCCTTCGCGTAGCCTTGGCCTCTTTTAGATATCTCGTTAGCGTAGGCGAGACCACCGGCCGCGCCGAGTAGTCCTTGTATGCCGTCTACTTTGTCACCCATTAGTTAATCCTCCCTAGGAGAGTCTGTACGTTGATCTCCTGTACACTTACCTCGTTACCAAGGATCTTTACGTCTAAGCCTATTCGGGCCATGCTTCCACTCCCACGTGTGTTGACGCGATAGCGCCTTATTGTAGAGCCAGAAGCCCCGAATGTAGTATCACCGAACGTAGCCTCGTTGTAGTAGGCAGGGATCAGTGCGTCAATCCCGATCGCCTTCTTACGTGTGAGGTTACCATCATAGCCCCACCTCGCCGTAGCGTTAGTCTCCTCGAACAACGAGAAGATGGTGTAGTCTATGCTCTTCATGAACTTATCTTTAGCAGGCTCCCCGAAGTCCAAGGGCATCGACGAGTACTTAAAGGTAAACGCCTGATCGTTCCACTCCGTGTATCCGTCGTACGACAGCAGTCCGTTCTGATCTGTGTTGCCGCCTAGGTATACCGCAGTGGTGCCTTGGTTCTCGTAGTAGTGCGTCTTGTTGAAGAAGCACCTGTTCCACTTGGTCATCTTGAGACCACCCGTAGAGGACGGTGCGTTAGCCGAGGCCACGAAGGCCTGCGCTGTGTCAGGGAACAAGCACACGATCACTGACTCCGAGGGCCAGTACGATAGCTCAATGCGCTGTTGCTCTGACTCCGCGATCACTCGCCGGATGTCGCCACGTACGTTACGTGAGATGTCCCCGATGGGCACTGACTTCTCTTGGATCGTACGGCTCAGCGAACGTATGCCGCTGTCGTCGACGAAGAGTACGTCACTACCTGTGTTGACCACAGCGTCCCTACCTACGGAGCCGAGGTTCATCATCGAGTCCTGCAAGAAGATGCCACCCTCTGCGGCTGGGTCTCCCGAGGCCGCGTTAGCGTACACAAGTATCGACTCACGTCCGAAGACGATGAGGAAGTTGTTGTGTGCCGCCAGTGAGATGATCCTATCGCCACCGTTGGGCCAGAACTCCGACACATCAATGATGCCGCCTGTGTTCTGGGTATCCGTAGGTGTGCCCTTACCGTCGTACCACTGGTTAGCTATCAGCAGATCGCTGTAGTAGATACGGTTGTAGTCACCGCCCACCCCAGAGACCCACAGGCGTCCGTATGCGGGCAATGCGATGTCACCATCTATCTCAGTAGCTATGACGCCATCGTCGTCCTGAGGGGGCAACCAGTTCGTCTCAGCACTCATGGACACTAGCTCATCTGCCGTGTCGTCGTAGATCAAGGCGGGATTGCCGTTACTGAAGAGGTACAGCTTATCGTTGAAGTACACGATGTCAGCCCGTCCGATCTCAGTCCTGTCAGGGATACCCGGAGGCATATCCATAGGCGTCAGTACATCGTCGTCCTTACGACACACGAAGTAGTCCTGACGGATGACCTCGTTCTCCTTGTTGTACTGCTCCACCACGACCACGCATAGGATAACGTAGTTGCCGTTGATGTCACCACCGCCCATCTGGGTGATGTTCTTCTCTGTGCGTACCGTCTCCGTCAGCACTGTCTCAGTCGTAGGGATAGAGTCAGTGTCCTTAGCGAATGCTAGGCGTGAACCCAGCCTCCCTAGTCTATCGATGACCGCGTTGTCTGCGGACAGTGCGAAGGTGAGGGCCTGCCCCAAGGGACTGTCCTCTGTGTTGAGGCCCTCGAAGGAAGGCGCTCGTACTAGCAGTGTCTGTAAGGGCGTAGCCATTAGATCACATTCCATTCGTTGTCTAGGTCACTCAGGGAAGCATCAAGTGCAATAGCGTCCTTGAGGTACATAGATGCCATAGTGAATAGCTCAGTAGACTGCGCCCCTCCTGCCTCTCCTCGCTCACGTGCCGCTAGGGCAAACGCTAGGTAGATGACGGGGGTCGAAGGCACCTTAAGCTGGTCGGAGTCCTGATCTAAGTCAGGCGTACGCTTGAAGCCATGCACCGTGTAGTCCACAGCGTCATTAGGCGTACTGAAGAAGCGGATGGTCACGTCGCCGTTGAGGTCCTGCCCATTCACAGCCCAGTACATAGGGGTGTTGTTGGCTGGCTTACCTGCCGCCTTCTTATGGATGTAGCTGAGCTTCACGTTACGTATCGAAAGACCGCTCTCGCCGTAGATGCTCTCGATACTAGCGAAGCTCTTGGCTCCCGCCAGAGGATACGTGTGTACCCCCTTCTGCGTAGTCACGGTCCAATCGTGGCGCAAGGCGCTCCATTGGTGTGCGTCTTCTACCGTACGCTTAGCGTCGTTGATAGCTAGCTTGACGATGTCAACCACAGGATCGTCTGTGACCGTAAGTCTGCTTCCGCCTATAGTAGTGACGGTGTCCTCGCGGAGCCGTATCAGTACTTCGTTCACAAGATCAGTGTATGTCATGATAGCATTCCTCTGCCTTTCTTAATGTAGTCCACGTGTGGAGCTAGTGCCTTCTTCTGGTACGGCGTGAGGGTAGTGTAAGCGAATAGCTCACCCCACTGCGGAGTGTAGTCGCCGCCACTCATCATACCGTCTCCGGGTAGTACCGGAGGATCACCTCCTCCCGGTAGTATCTCAGGTGGTACATTGGTAGGAGGCGGTAGTTCAGGCGGTACGTCCTCTACGATAGGATCTTCTACGATAGGAACGATAGGATCTTCTACGATAGGATCTTCTACGATAGGAACGATAGGATCTTCTACGATAGGATCTTCTACGATAGGAACGATAGGATCTTCTACGATAGGATCTTCTACGACAGGAACGATAGGATCTTCTACGATAGGAACAATAGGATCATCCTCTACGTCATCTGCCTTCTCATTCCCCGCCCCGTCTAGGATTCCCTGCACAATAGAGTCAACCAGAGATACGTTGCTCCCCGGTAGCATAACACTCGAGCCACCGCCCGTGACGTTATCAAGCATAGCCGCTATAGAGCTAGCTGAAGAGCCTGAATCGTAGGCGTCTTGAGCCATCGTTATCATTTGAGCATAAGGGACGTCGAACTTCCACGTACCGTCCGGGTTTGTCTGGTCAACAAACTCTTCCACATTGAACTCAGTACCCGTAGAGTACTCGTCCTCTTGGCCCTGTACCTGACCTATTACCTCTGATTGCCCTCTTGGGTTATCACTGAACGTAAAGGTCTCGTCTGCCTTACCATACAAGAACACTTTCTTAGCCTCGTCGGGGTTCTCTTCTGGATCAAAGCCGTACTCGGAGATGAACTGAGCCTTAGCGGCCGCGTCCATTGCGCCTCCGAAGAGCTTCTCAAAGGCTTTACCTATGGCAGTCTGCTCACGGCTGACAGTGAAAGAACTCCATCCTCCAGCATCCTGACCTGCGTAAGATGCCGCCGTGATCGCGTCTGGATCTAGACCCATCGCCATGATCTCAGTGTCTTTATACATCTTACCATCAGGGCCTTGATATAGCGAAGTTACGTCGAAGTCGCCACCACCCATTAGGTGGTTAAACCACTTAGTGTCTACCTCATCGATGCCTTTAATCAAACCGTCCTTACCAATCAGGCCAGCTAGGTCGCTAGTGCCTGTACCGCGCATGGAGAGAGCCATCTGGTATAGGTCTTTGTCAGGCAAAGGAACGTACAATGGATCTTTCGTACCCAGCGGGAACTCCGCCACATGCTCAGCTTCGATCTGCTTCATCCTTGCTTCAATAGACCGATCGCCTGAGTCGTCGAAGAAGTCCGTAAGAGAGTTCATGGCTCCCTTCCCTAGACCAGACAAGGCCGCTCCCTTTAGGTCGATGTCTCCTTGGATAGCGCCGCTAACTAGGTTGTTCGTACCTCCCGTCACCACGCCACCTAAGAAGCTATCGGGTCCTATAGTCTTACCGCCTATGCTCAGCTTCTCCGTAAGAGTACCGCCGGGGTTGAACCCTGCAATGATGCCACTAGCCAGCACTGACTTAGGATCAATGCCATCGCCTGATGCTAGCTGGGTGAGGCTGTTAGACAGCGCCGACGTGAGGCCCTTGGTAAGCCCTGAGGCTACCGTCTGTCCTGCCGCATTGACTGTTGTACCTGCCGCGCCTAGTCCACCCTGTATCAAGGGACCTAACGCCGCCGCTCCTGCCGCACCAATCACAGCCATGCCAGCCATGCGAGCGTAGTCGCCGGGGCCGAGGTGGTCGTCTACCTTGTGTGACTTGTGGTAGTTCGAGCCGTTGAAGACGAACGTATCGCCATCTTCGTTCTGGAACGTAGTGTTGATTCCGTACTTCTCGTTCAGTGCGTTACCCGCCTCAAGCATAGAGGCCGCACGGTTCTGCTTCTCTTCGTTAATGACAGCCGTTATAGCGTCAGCGTTAGGACCGCGTCCCTTGTGTCCTCTGGCTAATATGTAATCCTCTCGGCTATCGTATGGATTGACGTCAAGGGTTCCGTCCTCAATCATTCCTTGCTTCTCAGCCACCATCTGCATGTGGGTATCGAAGTCGATGTGAGGGTTGGCTTCCTTGAAGTAGCCCATCCCTTGGTCAGCATCCCAGTACTCTTGGATCTCTGCTTCTGTTAGGTACTTGTGGTTCTCTAAAGAGCCATCCCCTCCGTCTCCTAACTCAGAAGGAGGAGTGTAGTAGTACACGCGATCCCCGTCCTTGTTGAAGTACTGTCCCTCTTCTCCAACGGTTATGTCCTTAGCGAGTGTCTCTTCATAGTACTCGTTATGGTCATTGTGGATGATGTCTTGATTGAACCCTCTCTTCTCATAGTGTGCCATGACATCATCAAACGAACTACCCGTGAAGGCATTCGCTGTACGTTGGTCCTGCCGTAGTAGTTCGTTATCTAGACTCATTACGCATCCTTTAGTTCTGTCATTAGACTCATGACGCTAGGTTTATTCTCTGCCTTCTTCTTGAGGTACGACTCCATGAATCCACCGGGCTTGACCTGTGGTTCCTTAAAGGGGTCGAAGTGATTACCGCCCATGCTTTCATTCGGGAAAACATCAACAGAGTGCACCGGAGTATCCATAGGACTAGAGGGCCGTGCGCCACCTGTTGCTAACCCTGCTGGATTGACGGGCCTCTGAGAGTTGTAAGCATCCATAAAGCCACCAGTGCTTTCACCAGAAGAAAAGCCAGTTACCATCTTGTCGTAGGCTTCCTGTCGGGGGTCTACGAACTCAAGGCCGTACTTCTCGGCAAGACCCATCTCATCAAACACTCGCTGATTCATACGAGTAGTGGCCTTGTTAATGTCTCGGCTTGTGCCGTCTTCGGCCCTGTCCCGACTGCTCCACTTCTTAAGATCCATTATAGCATCTCGACGATGACCGATCATGTCCTTACCAGCAAAGGCATTCTTAAACCAGCCAGCAATGCTGTCGTCTCGGTAACCCTCTGCTGTGCCGTTGTTGCTACCTCGGAGGTCTTGTCCGTTCACGCCTCCCGGAGTAACCCAAGCGCCTTCGTTACCTATGAAGGGGTTGTAGTTAGCTTCCTGAATAGCCTTAAAGGTATCTGCCTTAGCCCAATCCGAAGTGTGTTGCCAAGGACTGACAGCTTGAGGACTGCCTATGCTATTGAAGTACTCGCTAGCGGCGGTCTCCCATCCGTCTTGACCAATAGAGCCATCGTAGTGGTCCATACCTCCCTGATACCACAGATGAGACTGCTGTCTCTCCTTGATTGCCGCACGTTGCTCATGGGTTAGTCCACCCTCGTTGTTCGAAGAGTACGACCCAACTCCAGTAGCTTCAGCATCAGCTTGGGACTGCTCGTCCACTTTAATATCAAAGCTTTGACCGCCTGCGGCCGACGCTTGCTCTTTCAGACTTTCGCCCTCTGCGTACGTAGGCATAAAGACCCACCCCATGCCGGGGACCCAGTGATGTGACTCACTAGGCCGCTCCCCTACGCCGAGGTGGTTAGCTCCTCCTAACATTCCAGCCATTGTGGGCCTCCTATAATGTAACAGCTAGAGCAAACAAACCATCTAGGGCCTCGTCAGAGATACCTAGCTCCATCTGTATACCTATAATGATTGGATTCGTACGCTCGATCATAGTAGCGTACTCCCACTCAATCCTTGCTTGGTCGCTGACTGCGGTCACAGACGTCTGTACAGCCTCGTACAGGCCCGCTGAGGCTAACGCAAGACGAGCCTGCCTAGGAGTACAGGCCATCTTAGAACGCCTCTCAGCGGCTTGTGCGGCCTCGTAGGCGTCTATCTGCTGTTCCTCCGTGACTACCTCTCCGTCATCGTTGGTGTACTCAGGAAACATAGGCTGAACCTTCCACGCCTCTACCCAGTTGCCTTCGTTGTTGACGACGCCATCACGTACAGCCACCTCGTAGTCATCCATAGCAGGCTTAGGGCTAGCGAGGACGGGGTCAACGACCAAGAACTCTAGGGTCACTGACGTCCAAGTCTTAGGTAGGCTGGTGTTGGGGTTCTCTGCTATGAGTTGGCTCTTAGTCACTAAGGAGCCGTCTGTTCTCTTCCTGTATTTCATGTGTTGCTCCTTATGCTATTGCCATGTAAATGTATTCAGCGCCGTCTATGTTTGTAGGCTCGCCTTTCCTAGCCCTGAACCCATAAGACTCTGCCTGTATATAATCATTTGCTACTTGAGCGTCTGTGTCGTTCAGCTTCAGCATTGGATTACCTGAAAACCCAAGTCCTCTCAGGGAATCCCAATACATCCAATCGCCATTGGCATCAGTGCGCTTGATAAGCACGAAACGAGGGCCGTTGGTGAAGCCGCAGTCAACCATTACTGAATTGGTGGACGTATCTCCTGTGTAAGTACCGATGTCACAGATGCCGGGGACTGAGGCGAATAGGTAGGTTACGAAGTCTTGGAAACCTGACGCACCCGCCTCTGTGAGAGAACCAGGGGTAAAGTAGGTGTCTGTGTACGTTGGCTTTTCATTTGAAGTGTCTTTTAGCTGTTGGGGCCGTCTGTCATTTAGCTCTAGGGACCAGCCGGGGGCTTCTAAGTCTTTGTGCCATACATACCAATTAGCTGTAAGCGTCCGACACTTTGTCCATACCATCTCGGGCACAACGCCAAGCGAGTGGAAGATTTCCGAAGGAATGACACCGCCGGGGCTGTCATGAGTCACCACATCGAGGAAGCCGGGGGCGCGCCTCCACATCCAGCTAAAGTATTGTGCGTTACCGTCAGAGTAGTAGCCGTTGTTGTAATCAAACTTAAAGTTATCGGGGAGTGTCCCAGACGTATAAGCCGAATCGTTCTCGTGAGTGTAGAGATGAGAACCCTGATTGAGGCGGTCGCCAATATACTTGGCAGTCCCGCCGCCGTCCGGAGTAGTCCAAAAGGCCATGTCCACAGGGAACCCTGAGCGGAAGCCCGGGGGCCCGCCCATACTGCCTATGTTGTTGCTTCGGAACATCGCAAACAACTCATCAGCCTCGAACTCTTCCGCTGGCTTGTTCGGGCGGCGTATCGCCATGTAGATGTAGTCAACGCCGTTAGTGTTGACGTTAGTATCAGCAGACAAACTAAAGCCTGTCGGATTGACCTCCAACTGCTCATACGCGCCAGATTCAACGGCACTCATGTTGGCTCTCAAGAATGGATCAAAGCCTCCAGTAACAATGCCCCGCATGGTGTCGAACATGTACCATTCGCCTGTACCAGATGACGCCTTAATAAAAACGAACTGCGGTTCAAAGCCTAAGTCAATCTGCTTGCCTGCCGTTTGATTACCCGTGTAGCTCCCGCACTGGATCAAGCCCTCGTCACTGTCGTCGTGGGCGAAGACGTAGGCGACGTATTCCCCTCCGGAGGCGTTAACTTGGGCATCAGAGCCTACTGTAAAAACAGTGCTTGTAGCGTTAGTATCGTTCCACGGGCCGTTCCATGCCAATGCTTTGTCCGTGGTATCAAGTCTTATGTACTGAGTGCCGCCTAACGATCTATGCTGAATCATCCAGCTATATCCAGCGGTATTTGTTCTTTTAACCACAACCATCCCCGGCGCAACACCAAGGTTATGCGGTATCTCACGTCCCTCTACGCCATCACCCGTGTACGTCACCACGTCGAAGAACTTAGGTGCCTTGCGGAATGTCCATGAGACGAAGTCATGACCGTTATAATTGACGTCGCTCCAAGAGCCAAGTTTGAAACCATTGTTATTGAATGAGCTTAATCCTGATAAATCATTGTTCTCGGGTGTAGTAAGGTTGGATGATAACCCCTTCCCAACGCCCCTCTCGGTATCATACAAGAGGTTGTCAAAAGCATACGTTCTATCTTTGATCCAAACCATGCCGCCCTCGCCGTCGAGGTCAATGCCGTTGGTGATAGTTTTAGTGCCGCCCTCACCCGTGTACACATACGTACTGAACACGTCGTCAACGTAGGTGTCACCCGTAGCGCCGGTAGTCATTAGCTTCTTTGAAATACTCATTGGGTTCCCTCAAGTGCGTTAAGCAATCTCTTGACCCGAAGTGAATCCGTACCAAGTA